ATGAAGCGGTAGCCCAGCATATTATCCACCGCGCCCGCCGCATCGAACACCAGTTGTGTGACCGCCAGTCGCTGATCGCCTTCGCCCAGCACGATCGCGCCGCTCTCGGCGTAGATCTCGCCATTCGCTGCGCGTGGGACTCCGTTCTCCAGCCAGGAGTATTCGTGCAGGTACAAACCGCCACCGCTGCCGAGCGGGCCGCCCAGCACCGGGAAGTCCATCGTGCCGGTGGGATCGGCCGCGGTGCGGGTGCGCTGCCCGATGGTCCACGGCTTGCGCGGGTCGGCGTAGTTGATCGCGACGTAGCGGTTGCATTCGGTGGCGCCTTCGTCCGGCCAGTCCCACCACATCTCCTCAAACTGAGGATTGGGAGAGCCGAAGATGCGGCCGACGAAACCGCGATTGAGCAGCGAGAAAAACCAGTCGGCGACATCGCATTGCAGCGGCTGCACGCTGCCGGCCCAGGCCCAGAAGCCCTGCGCGCCAGGCCACATCGCGACCGAGCCGATCACCACCGGGGCACGCAGCGAGATCGGGCCGCATCCCGAGGCGATCTGGATGATGCCATAGGCATACGGCGGCCCCACGTACTGCATCATATGCAGATCGTTGGCGGTAAAGATCAGGATGCCGGCCGACACCTTCAGCGCGGTCATCGCGTAGCTCTGGGTCTGCAGCAGCTTGGAGCCGGCGAGGTTGGTCACCAGCGGCGCCCAGACCGTGTAATCCTCCTGATCGGACCACGCGATGTTGCGCGGATCGCCGCCGGCGCCGAGCAGCACCGCCTGCCGCTGGTCGGTGACGATCACGCCGCGGTTGAGAACGGGCGCATTGGGGACGATCGCCGGCAGCGTGGCCGGCGCGGTGGGCGACCAGTGGAACAGATGCCCGTCCTGCGTCGGTACGACCAGCAGATCCTCGCCGAACGTGTCGAGGCTCCACTTGTCGCCCTGGTTGGCTGAGATGTCTTCCACACCGATATCGGCCGGATCGCGCGCGGTGCCATAGGTGCCGGTGCCGTAATCGCCGAGGCCATAGCCGACCAGCGGGCCGGGCGGATCGAGTGCCGCGATGCCGGCGGGCGTGATGTCGTACAGCACCTGAGTATCGAAGCGATAGGCATACAGGTGCGTGTCGGTGCCGAACGCCGCCCAGCGGACGTAACTGTTGTCATGCCAGGTCAGCAGATCGCGCGGTGGCGTGGCGGTGACGGCGTTGGGCAGTGCCGCGTTGCCGCCCACCGGCTGGATCAGGCCCTGGCGAAACCGGATGTTGTTGCAGTCGAACCAGCGCCCGGGCGTCGCCTCGGGCGTGCCATTGCGCACGACACCGGCTGGCGGGGCCTGGGTGACGCGCGGCATATCAGGCGGCCCGGCGCATGCCGCCACGCAGCGGTGCCGCAAGCCGGCGCTGCGAGGTAGGCCCGGACAGCGCCAGCGTGCTGGCCTGCGAGCCGGCATAGATGATCTTGGTGCAGACCAGCAGCGGATTTTGCACGTTGAGGAAGGTGCCCGAGCCGCCGAGCGGCACCGCGTGGCTGTGGCTGCCGTCGGGGTTGATGGTGAGCTGCAGGTTGCCGCTATAGCTGGCGTTGTGCGCGTGCGCGCCGTTGGTCGTGAGGTTGTGCCCGTGCCCGCCCTGGATGTCGGTTTGCAGGGCAACGTCGCTCTCAGCCACGCCGCCGCTCTGCGAAAACGGGCCGCCACCGCTGAACGACGTGTACCGATAGTTATGCGCGTGGCTGCCCTGCACGTCGGTGCTGTGGCTGTGATCGCCCTGGACGTCGATGCTGTGGGTGTGGTTGGCGCCGGCCCCGGTCGCGCCGCCGTGGCTATGGGCTGCGATCGTGTTGGAGGTGAGCGAGAGCGCCGGCAGGTTGGCCTGACTAATCGCAGCCGACAACACACCGGCAAGCTGCGCGAAGCTATAGGACAGGCTTGTACCGTTGGCATCGATCACCGTGCCAGGACCCACCAGGGTGCGCCCTGGCGTGTTGGGCAGCCCGAACGTGGTGCTGCCATCGCCGGCGCCCCAGTAGGTGCCGATGATGGCGAACAGCGCGCTGTAGGTCAGCCGGCTGATCAGGCGGCCGTCGCAGATCAGCCATCCGGGTGGCGCGTTCGGGCCGGCAAAGTCCAGCACCGCGCCGACCGGCGTGGCGTAGGCGAGGAACTGATCCAGCGTCGACGTGTTCTGGTTCAGCAAGGTGCCCCAGGTGTCGCGCGCGGCGCCGATCTCCGGCAGCGCCAGATTGAAATTCGGTGTGTAGGTGGTGGGCATTATTTCGTTCCAACAGGGGGATTCATAACCGTTGGCGGACTGGCTAGGTTGCTCTCCACACTGTCGTCCGCCAGCGAAACCACCCAACCGGCATTGACCGGCATCAGCACGATCCAGCCGAGCGGCCCGAGGCCACGGCGTCTTCCGCGCCAACCCACCTTACGGATGTAATCCTGCCGGTTGCCCTCGGACGGCAGCACGGCGTGCGGTCGCGCCGTCTGCTTGGCGTCGAGCACGTAGTAGGGCTTGCCATCGGCATTCACCCACTGCGGATTGGGTTGCGCGCCGCTGTACATCGTGCCGGCATTGGTGGGCATGTCGTTATCCTTTCACTGCGACAAGACGGCGCTCGATGGTATCGACCCGCGCGGTGACGGCGGAGACTTCGGCGTCAACGTAGCCCTTGGTGGCCGCGTCCATGTCCGCGACCGGATCGGCGGGGAGTTCGATGGGTGCCGGCGGTAGCGGCAAGGGCGGCGCTGGCGCGGGATCGGGCGTGTTGCCCTCGGACAACCAGGTTTGGTATTCGTTCCAGTCCCGGTTGCCGCCGTCGTTGGGTATGAACGCTTCGTCGGCGGTGCGCTTTACGCCGTCGAAGTTGGTCACCAGTTGGTATTCGCTGGCCATGGGGTGCTCCTCAGAGGTCCGCCGATGCCGACCAATTATTCTGGTATGAATACTGTCCGGTGCCAGAAGAACTTGACTGCCACTGAATTGTCCGGTTGTTCATTGCCGAGAATGTTGACGCCGCCAATCCGGCATTGGATGTCGCGGCCCCTACAGCTATGGTCGGCGCAGCACGCATTTGGACTGCCAGCGTCATGGACACCCATACCGCTACGCCAGAACTCAGATAACCAGCAGCCGATATGTCGCCGTTTATGTAGAACCGTTGCGCATTCGCAAGATCGACACGCGGGTCCAGCTTCTCCAGCGGCGTGGCGGTGCCGCCGAGTTCAAGCTGCACGCCCCACAAGGCGACCGCTCCTGTCTGCACGCCTACGTTGCCTGAGGGCGCAGTGTTGGAACTACCTGCGGAATACCAGATTTGCAGCCCAGTGCTGTCATTGCCATTGGTGCCGAGTGTCTTGCCGGCAACACTCGGCAACGTAAATGTCAGGTTATAGCGTGCCCACGCACCAGTGAGCGTCACGGACTGCCCTGCAACATTGACACCGGCCGAGGGCGACCCACCGGTGCCGAAGTTTTGCGTAAGATTGACACCCAGCTTCAATGCGGCCGGGTTGGAATACGCATAAAAAGAGACTGTGACGGTCTTACCTGACAAGCGCACCACATTCTCTATCGACTGGTAAAGCAGATTGTATGCTCCGGCAGCCGCGTTACCGGTAAAGTTGTTATTTAATGAGAAACGCGCGGCCTCATCCCCGGCGATACCGCCAGGCGCAACGCTGACGATATTAACACTGATGGCGTCGGTGCTTACGGCCGCACCCCAGCGGTCGGCGGTATAACCGAAACTGGTAAACGACCCCGCCCCCCTCTGCGCCACGTTCATCAGCCCGTTGTGTAGATAGTTTCGTCCAGTATTAGTTGCGGTCGGTGCGGCCGCTGCCTGGACGAACGCCGTGCTAGCTGCCTGCGTGGTGGCAGTGCCCGGCGCTGCCGTTGGCACGGTCGGCGTGCCGGTCAGTGCTGGCGAGTTCTGCGGCGCCCCGCCCGCGCCGGTCACGTCGGCCGTGGCGAGCGTGATCGCGCCAGTCCGACCATTGAAGCTCGAAACCAGCGAGGTCGCTGCCAATGCGTTGGTCACGAAAGCCGTGGTCGCCAGCGACTGCGTGTTGTTCCCCGCGACCGGCGTGGGCGCGGTCGGGTTGCCTGTAAAGACAGGCGTTACAGTCGGCGCCCCGCCCGCGCCGGTCACGTCGGCCGTGGTGAGAGTGACGGCGCCTTGCCTGCTATTGAAGCTGGACACGCCCACCGTCGCGCCCTGCACTGCGTTGGTGACGAAAGCCGTGGTGGCAAGCTGCGTCGTGGCAGTCAGTGCGGGGGCCGTCGGCCCCGACGGCGTGCCGGTGAATGCAGGCGATGCCAGTGGCGCGCCGCCCACGCCGGTGACATCGGCCAGCGTCATGCTGACGGCGCCGGTGCGGGCATTCCACGAGGTGACACCGGCGGCGGCGTTGAGCTGCTGGAGGGTCACCGGATTGAGTGGGGCGGTGGCATTGCCGTTGAGCACCAGCGGGCCGGTCATGGTGCCGCCGGCCAGTGGGACGAAGGTGCCCGCGGTCGTGGTCGCCAGCACAGCGTCCAGGATATCGCTGTTGCTGTTGAGGTCGTAGCCCCACTGTTCCTCGTCGCTGTCATACACCGGCTTCTTGAGGCCCAGATTGGGTGTGGTGGTGGACCCGCTCATGCGACGCCCCGAAACGGCCCTGGCGCCCATGTGCCGCTGCCGGGCACGAAGGCTGGCGGCGCCCAGACACCCGCCCCACAGTCTTCTGCGGGCTGCCACGCGCCTGCGCCACACACGTGCTCGGGCGCGAACGTGAGCAGCAGCGGCACGCCAGCCGTCGCCACCACGCGCTGCCAGGTGCCGTAGCGGTCGGTGCCGTAGGGTCCGACGCCGAACGGCCGCGGCTGGCTGCCGAAGGTGCCCAGGATGCCGGCGGGCGGAATGCGCGGGCGGCTATACTGCGGGATGGTCACCAGCCCGGCGGTGGGCAGTGGCGTGCTGAGTTCGTTGCCGCCGGTTTCGGCGTCGAACAGCATCACCGCGCTGATCGTGCCCCAGGAGCGTAGCGCCTGGTTCCACTGGATGGCCACCGGATTGGCGAAGCTGACGCCATCGGCGCAATACACCAGCGTGGCCGGCACGCGCGCGTAGCCGCCATAGGTGGAGCGGGTCACCTCGTTGCCGGTGACGGCATCGAACAGCGACACCCAGCAGGACAGCGGGATGGTGAGCGCCGCCACTAGAACACCACCGCCGGCTCGCAACGAAGCGGCGCACCGCTCAAATCACTCTGTTGTTTCCACAAATTGGCCCTGGTCACCACTTGCTGGAACTGCGCGTCTGCCTGTGCGGCGCGGTCGTCGTCGAGCGCCCAGATCGCGCCCATCTTCAGCAGGCCGTAGAGGTAGACCGCATACAGGTTTTCCAGCACCGCGTTGGTGTCGGCGGGCAGCAACAGCGGCGTGGGCTTCGCGTACCAGCCCATGAGCACCTGCTGCGGCGCCCACGCGGGATCTGGCGGATCAGGGATCACCGGGTGCGGGAGAAATTCTATACAATCTGCAACGAGCCTATAGGCGCTGCACGGTGCAGACGGATTGATCTGCCAGTAGGTGCTCGGATAAACCCCGCTCCATACCGTGTACGGCGACGACCAGCCGCCGCCTTTCGGTGACCACTGGTCTTTCAGTTCCAGCATCGCGCCCGTGGTCGCATCGCGGATGCTCTCCATGGTGGCGAAGTCCGACGGCAGCGCGATGTAGGGCGCGTCGATCGCCTGAATGCCGGAAACCACCTGACAGCGCGCGCGCAGCGTCTCGGCGATCTCGGTTTCCACCATGACAGTCCAGCCCGGCAGCAGCCCCAGGCAGTCTCTACGATTCAACCAGGACATCACGTCGTCCTGAAGCTGCTGCAGGCTGGCCACGGCTGGCTATGCGCCCGGCGGCCGTGCTGCCTGCTGTGCCTGCCACGCGGCTATTTGCTGGGGCGTCCACTGGGTGCCGGGCGGTGGCGGCGGTGGGGTGGGCGCTGCGGCCGCTGGCGGTCGTGCTGGCGCCACACCAGGCGATGCGGGCGGCTGGCCTTCCTGGCCACTCACCGGCACCTGCTGCGAGGCCACCACATCGGGTGCGGCCTTGAGTGCTGCCTCACCGGCGGCCATCGCAGCGGCGCGCAGGGCCTCCGCAGTGGCTTCCGCGCCATACAGTCGGACCAGCTTCACGACATCGATGTCGGGAAACAGCA